ATGGTATTGACATTAAATGAGGCATCTGAATTGTGGGGTGTGCCGACCGGCACACTCCGATCTAAATTAATTAGGCAGTCAGAGTTTCTGCCGGAGGAATGTCGCAAGTCAGGTGACGTTTGGCTTGTGACTAAAGAGGCGATGCTGCGTATTTATGGTAGACAAAAAGTAGCAAGATACGAAGTACAATCCAAAATGGTAATTGATAAGAAAATGCGTGAAGATAAAGACAGAAGTTATTTATACGGTAGACTTTTTAAAACTTACGAAACACTTATTTACTATCTAGGTAAAGACGTAATGCTTATGACATCGGGAAAAATTGTTGAATTTACAAAAGAGCCGGCAACGTATACTATGCTTATCGAAAAAGACTTGCATAGCGGCATAGCACTTCAAAAATTAACAAAATTTAAAAAAGAAAAGCCGGAAATTGCAAAATATTTGCTAGACTTGGCAGCGGAAATCAAATCAGAAATCGGTAATATTTACGGCACACTTGATACATCGCTGAGTGTAGGATTCCCCTTTGGATGCGATCGTCAAGCATTGGAATTTAGTAAAAATGACATCGGTGAGCTTGCCGAATACTATCGTGAACATGACGAATAAAAACAAACAATAAAAAAAAGACGGTACAGGTTATCCCTATACCGTCTTTTTTATCATTTTGTAACGGCAATTACTGCCATTACTACAGTTGCAAGTTGCCATAAATGCTTCTGTTTTTTCTCTGATTTAATCCTTGCTTGTGTTTCTTTCTCGTACTCGTTTAAGTATTTGTTGGCACTCGTCAATGATTTCTGTGTCTTTTCGTTCAATGCTTGTAATTTCTTTATTTGTCCTTGTGCTTTCATCAATTCCTTTTTGACTTCTGCTAATTGCTTTTTCTGTTTCGTCAATAACTCTTGTTTCTTCTCGTTGTGCTTTTTCAATACTTCTAAGTTCGTTTCTAATTGTGTCAGTTCCGTTTCCGTTATCGTGTACGTTTCTTGTGCCGATATATGCAAAGGCAAAGTAGCAAGCAAGGATAATGATAAGACAAACAACAAGCCTTTTAATAAGTTCTTTTTCATTCATGCTTGCTCCCACTGTTCAGTTTCCCTATTAAATTTCTTAGATTTATCTTGGTTGTAAATAATACATGTATCATTAATGTCTAACTGAACAAGTGTATTAACATCTATTTTGTCATTAACTATTAACGTTTTCAGGTTATTGCAACCACTAAAAGCATAATTCCCTACCTCTGTTACGTTGGGTAGACTCATAAAAGTTGCATTGTAACAATTATAAAAAGCATAGCTCTCTACCTTTTTTACCGACCTTGCATTTATGCTATTAATAGATTTACTTTCGGCAAAGCTATTAACACCAAGCTCAGCAACGGTTGGTGGCAATATAATATCACCTTTCAAATCGTATTTCTTTACAATATCCTCGGTTACCACTGTTACATTATCCTCAAATGGTATTGAATAGTTTAGATACAAGCCTCTTTCTGTGTCAAACTTCAACGTATTAAGTCTATCCGTATAATCATAATAATTCAATTTATATACCGTGCCTTTTTCAAACGGTTTACTTGCTGTAATTGTCCATTTTCCGATATCATCTACTTCGTATTTTTTACCGTCAAATTCAATAATTGTATTCGGTGAACCCATTCCATGAATAACACTTTCACCGACTTTCGGTTGATTAAAGTCGGGTGCAATAAACGTAAGTATCGGGAACATTTTTTCAAGTCCTTTAAAGTTTTTCAGATTATAATTTCTTTCTTTTAACCACGCAATAAACTTATCCGCCTCCGAGTTAGCATTGTCGCTCAAGCTTTTTAATTTTTCGTCTACTTCAGCTTTGCTATATACATCTGCTGTAATTTGTTCTAAAAACTTATTTAAATCACCACTCGGTATTACTACGACTGTTCCTTGTGCCAACTCACCGATTAATGTACATCCTACGTTAATTTGTCCACGTAAAACATTTCCTATAACCTTTTCTTTTTCGTCCATTACCAAGTTACCTCCTCTGAAATTACTAATCTGTGCGGCGTTATAACGGTAGCTACAAAGCCGTTTTCTTTTGTAAGTTCTACATCGTAAACATACTGTCCGTATTCAAGATTTTCTGTATCTTGCGGATTGATTATGATTTGTCCGTCCGATAACGTCTTTTTCAAAACCGCCTCTTTATCCGTAGTGTGCTTTTTAATTGTAAAAACTACAGTGTCATTATCTGCAATTTTATAAGGTTGTCCCTCGCCGTCTACTACAGTAAGTTTTAATACTGCCGAGTCGCCACGTGTGAGGACTATCGTGTTATTTTGACAAGTAAGCATAACTTCTCCTTTCTTTAAAACTCAATATTTCCGTCAAATAAGTTGCCACCGATATTAAAATTGTCGGTATATTGCCATATGTCGGCATGCTCATAATCGCAAGTAGAATTGTATTGTGCTGCCCATATCGCACAACCGCCAAGTTGGTCAACGTAGATTTTATTAGTCAACCAATCATAACTTGCATAAAGTCCTGTATTGTAGTAGCTATCTCGCCATAAAGTATTTATAAATACACTGCATATATTAGTTATTTCTTGATTATCCGTTACAAAATTACTTGCCTTGTATCCGTCCAAATCTTCCATGTCATACCACACACCCATTTCAAGTCTATCGGGGGTTAAACCACAATCTCTAAGTACTGCGATAACAAACTCCGCCTCATGTCGTGCCATATCTTCGTTGAGGGCATAAGAATAATAATATACTCCTATCTTAAGTCCACTATCTAAAGCACCGTTGATGTTGTCATAAAATCTACTGTCAAGGTGGTTGTTGCCATAACCAAGTCGGATAATTACAAATTCAATGCCTGCATTCTTTACCGCTTGCCAATCTATAATGCCGTTATTTTCAGATACATCTATACCCTTCATTTTTAATTACCTTTCCTTTTTTTAATTAAATCGTAAAGTCCTTGCATGCTGGATACGCCACTCTCCGATAAATTCTCCACAATAGATAGTAATTCCGTCATTGCCAAATACCCAATAGCAAGCGTGGTAAACCCACCTACTCCGCCACTTTCACGAACCATTTTATCTACAATAAGACAAGTTGCAACTACAAAAACATAAGTCAAGATTTTACCCACGAATTGAGTTTTCATAATTCGACTTTTGATAATTCCCGCTTTTCTTGCCTCAATTAAATTAGTATATCTGCAGGCATTAAAAAAATCGGTATCTTCCACTTGTCTTGTGACCATGTATCCGTACGACAAAGAAATAAGTTTAGTAAATAAATCTAAAATTACCAATAAAGAAAAAATAGAGATAAGTTTTAAATGGTGTTGTAATAACAAGCATAGTCCTGCTATTGGTAACTTGACATACCAAGCCGATACCAAAGATATTACAACTCTGTACATCGTGTGAATAATACAGTGGATGTATTGAAAAAAATAATGAATAAAATCTCCCAACCTTAATCAGTCCTTTCAATAAAAAAGCACTCATAATTGAGTGCTTGATAATTTATAAATATTTGTAAAAAGTTAGATTTCATCGCATTTTTCACTTAATAATATTCCGAATATCACGCTTTACAAGCGCTGTACTCTCTTCTATCCATTTAATTCTTCCTTTTAGATGTTTTCAATACCCGGTTACGTCGATAAACAGGACTTGACTGAACTTGTTAGTTTTGTGGTTATCATCCTGGCAAAACCAACTTAAACCTGTTAAATAATATGCCACTCGCCCACCATTATCCTCGGGAGAAAATAAATAATCAATATCTGTTTCAGATGCATCATTACCATATGTGAGTCCACCACCATCCCATAAAGCTTTGTAGCTGAAGTTAAGTGCCGCGATTGATATAGCTTTATTTTCAGGTGGAGTATACCGCTCACGCAAGAGCGACTGTTCCGTTATATCTACCGTATCATCCCACGTATCTCGGCTCTCCGTCAAAGCCTTTATGATTTTTAAAGGTCTTTGTGCATCTGAAAAAATACAGCCACCTTTTTCGTCAAAAATAGAAAAATAATTGCCGCACGTGGCAGGTAAAAAACCCCATACATAAATCCATAAGTCGTAATTATGGATTCTATCCCCGTGTTCATGAGTCAAATAACTGAATTTATACTGTCTTTTTTCTGTGTCTCGTTTAGGTGTAAGATATGTAAAATCGTTCGTCGTCCTGAAGTACTTGCATCGTTTTTCCTCACGCCAAGATTCCCCCCAGTCATACGCAAATTCTCCAGTTCTCATAAATTCTTTATAATAACGTTCCAAGTCTATGCCGCCTATCGAAATAAAGAGCTCGTTATTTTCCAGTGTAAGCATTCTTGTTGTTAATTCAGAAACAATCGAGGGGTCGCTACCATTATCAAAATCTTTCAATTTAAGAATACCCTGTTCAAACATTCGGTCGTACCCGATATCCCACTGTGGCCGACTTTTATAGTCCGGACGTTTTCTAACATCCTCGTACACAAACTCTTTTAATTTTAACGGCAAATCATAAACTCTTAATTTTCTTGTTAAAACCAGATTTTTATAATCTGACCCAATCTGTACAACTTTATCATCATTTCTGATTTCAATCATTTAATCAATCCTTTCAATATATTCCGTAAACAATTTTTATGTCGGGTCTATATTTTTCCGAATATGCAGAATTATAGTTCCAGTGCAAAATATCGCCCTCTACCCTAAAAGAGGGCATATAATACTCTAAAGAATTCACGATACCGTCTTCGGGCTTAACCCCTATAAGTTTATCTACGTTTTTAATCTCTGAGAAAAAAAACCAAAAATCACCATCTAAAAGTGCTTTATTCTTAATAAACCCGTCTGTTTTAGGTATTTCTAATTCTCCTAAAATCTTAGTCACTCTATCCGTCACATCAAGCACGCAATTACCGTTCTCATCAAAGACTTGCAAGCCTTGTTGTGTCATTTTTGCCGTTCCTTTCATTTCTTTTCCGTCTTGCTTTATTATTACGTTAAATTCTTTTCTAATTTCGCTTTGTGTGTTTTCTTGCCTTTTCTCTATCTTCGGCAGCGGCTCATTGTTTACCGCAGCTTTTTTTCTTGTCGCAGCAACAACTATACTTATTGCCACCGCTATAATTAAAATTATCAATCCTTGTTCCATACGCCTAATCTCACTCTCAATCTGTTATTTTCATCAAACACCTGTATTAAGTTGTCGGATATTTCCGTTCTTGCTCCGCTTGTCTTTGTACGAAGTGTTCCTATTGTCGCACACACCGCCGACAAGCTATCAACACTCATCTTATCCGCCGTCACAGAGTTTGCTTGCAGCGCTCCGCCGACAATTACGTTTTTATCAAATTTGGTATCGCCCGTAACATGTAATAGTCGCCCATCAATCTTAGTACCGCTTTCGGATAGATTAATCTGACTTATAATCTTATCTTTATCTGCCTTTTTAGAAATTCTCAAATCTATACTGTTATCAATTTGTGTAATTTGACTCTCAAGTTTACTTACTTTGTTTTCTACTTTTTGAGTTATTACATCGGATAGTTGCACAACTTGAGATTTAACTTTATCGACCATGTCACCGACTTTACTTTCATATACTTTTTCTACACCTTTATCAATACGGTCATCTATTCCGCTAAGTGTGGCGTTAATTTTATCTATCCCAAGTGCTTCCGTGTCAATAAGTTCTTTCGGTATTGTAATTTTTACATCTGTTCTTGCACTTGCCGAATATGTGCCAACACCGAAAATATCTACCCACGCAATTGATACATCATAAATGCCTGCGTCACACATGTGTGTATAACTTGAGTTTTCTGTCTTATATACTTCGCCGTTAATATCTATTGCAAGCCCGATGCATCCTTGCGGTATTGTTTCTTGCGCTTTTACAAGCATTCCACCGATTATGTTTTTTAATATCGGCAATTTCGGCGCTTGTGGTATTTCTTTGTTATATTCCACTATTGCGGGACTGCTGTATTTATCTGTTGCCGATTTCGCAAATAGGTAAATCGTGCCTTTTCTTTCTTTAAGTATTAAATTCAATGAAAGTTCAGACGTTCTTCCGAGCAAACCGTTATAGTCGTTTCCGCATTTATCGTTTGTTCTTACTTCATAATATGCGATGTCGGCGTTCGTAACTTCGTCCCATGACAAAGTTATAACTTTATCAAAATTAAGCTTTGCATTTGTCGGCGTTGTCGGAGTTGTTGTCTTAAGCGCGACAAGTATTTTTACTTTCGGTGCTGCATCAGGACTTGCCGCCTTGCCGAATCTGTCTTTACTGCACACCGCCACCAAGTACGTATCGCCGATAACCGCCTGCGGTATAACAACTTCTTTTATTCCGCTGCCGCCATAAATCCACGTATCTGAAAAGTCTCCGCTTTTTCGCTTACCGCTTTGAGTTTTATACCAAACATCTGCAGATTCGTATGTTTCCATATCAGGCGCATCCCATGACACCACTATGTCATATTTGTTATTTCCGTTTTGTGTTTGCCTATACCGGTTATAGGCTCTGACATTTGTCACGTTCGGAATATAATAATCTGTCAATGTATATTCAAAAGCTTTTAAATCTGACAAGTCCTGAATACCGCTGCCGAAGATATTCATCGATGGAGCTTTTATGTAAATCTTTTTACCTATATCTTCTTTTCGATATCCTATTTTCAAAAAATTCGAGTCAAGGCGTGCAAAACTGCTGCCTTCTCCATGTCCTACGACTTTTGTGTTCAGCTGCCCACGAATACATCCCGAGAGCTTGTATGTACCGTCTTGTTGCAACTCAGATTTCTCATAGCTGAAGCATTCACCGTCAATCCAACATAATGTGTTTTTTCTTTCTGCGTCTTGACGGCTGCCGCCAAGTAGCGGTGCATTACAAGATACAACGATTTCTGTATCTTCAGCTTTTATTGCTTGTTTGAGTTTTCCACATCTAACTGAGTTTGCGATTTGCCCAACAGTTTTATATCTTTCGCCATCATCCGAAATTAAAACTTCGGCGCCGCCCCAATTGCTTCCTTTGCTGTAACCACCTATCCAAATTTCACGCCCCGAGTCTGTGATGTCTGACGGCGGTTGGACTATTACTATTTCTGTATTGTCCGCCGGCTTGTTAAAATCCACACAAGGTCTATCGGTTTCATTGACTTTAAATTCAGCGCTTGTGTAATTGCCTTTCGGCATAGATAATGCAGTAAATGTCAGTGTGCCGTCATAACTTTCCACAACCGAATTAATTACTGCGACTTGCTTGTCTATACCGATATTTTTATCCGACAAAGTAACCAAATCGCCGATTTCAAGCTGACAAAATGCCCAATCAAGCTTAAACGTATATCGATTACGTCTGTATTTGTTAATACGCGCCATAGCCTCTGCAAGCTTCACGGCTCTTTCTTTTTTATATATAAAATCAGCTCTGACGGTGGGTGCCGCCCGAACGCCATGTTTTTTAATGTCGTCTGTAAACTGATAGCTCACGCTTTCTTTTTCATAGTTGTTTTTACGATTTATAAATTCTACCGGAAACGAGTTGTAAAGTTCTGAACTGTCTTTTCTTTCGTATTGCAACAACGCACCGCCGCCTTGCGGTAAAAAATCATCTTCCGTCAAATCAAAAACGATTTTTTTATTCGGCTCCCAAGCTCCGACTTGTCTGTCTTCGAGAGGTACGATTTTAAAGGAATCATTACTCCAAAAAATATAAGCATTTGTAAGTTTAGCTATGTCATTTACGATATCTCTTGCTTTTCTCGCTCGACTGTCGGGAGGTGTCGATATTAAAAAGTCCGATTCTTTACAATAGTTTCTGTAATTATCAAGTCCTTTTATTTCAACATCTTTTAAACCTGCTTTATCTAAAATAAATCTGATATAATCTGCAGGATTCACATCGACACCATCGCCCGTGTTAAGCAATTTACCTTTTACTTCAAAATTATAATTCGGTAGAGTTCCTTGTTCGCCCAAATCAACCACACCTGCCATATAAGCAAGTCCGCTATACGGCAACGCTTTATCGGGGTGCTTACCAAGAGTGTATGCCCACGGTTTTTGTTCAGCATTGCCATCAAAGAGTGTTAATTGTATTTCATCTGATGGGTAATTATAAACGTTCTTTCCTATCCAGACACGCCCAATACCGTCAATCTGTCCTTCGCACAGCCCTAATATTGTAGCTACTGTGTACGTATAAGTAATATTGACGTGCTTACTTCCTCCGCCTTTACCCGCTCTTTGGACATCTCTATGCTCGTGTGCGGTAAAGTCATCATAATATATTACATTTCCGCTCATGCGTGTTGTGCCGAGTACTTCCGGTACACTTGCACCGTATTCAGCGGTTGTAACGATAAATTCTGATAATTTGTCTGCGGTTGTAGTTGTAGTTCTACGTCTTAAAAATCCCATTTCCTCACCGCCTTTTTAATTTTGTCATTGTTTACCCGATATATTCCGACAAGTCTTGATTTACCCGATTTTGTATAAAACATAACATCTTTTATATCAGTTAAAATCACACCGTCTTGTATTTTTGCGTGCACCACGTGATTATCACCGACATACACAGCTCCGTGACTTGCAACTCTACCGTATTTATAGAGTAAGAAGTCACCGACTTGTAAATCTTGAGCTTCATCGCAATATAGTTTTATATTTTGTAAAAACAGCTCTTTATTTTTATGTAAATGCCACTCATTAGAGTGTTGCGGTATACGCACTTGTCCCGTCTGCGTAATTTTAAGTTGTTCAGCAATTCCGACTAATAAATTTGCACAATCCGTTCCGACGCCTTTAACTCTCGCACCGGATATGTAAGGGGTACCTAACCACGTTAACGCCTCTTGTGCAATTTGCTCGCCAAGTTTCATAATAGCGTCCCCCTATCCGGCACGTACGGCGCAATAAGTGATGTTTTATCCAACTCCACGCTTGAAACAACGGAGTCACCGTCCGTTGTATAGCTGCCTTGCGGATAATATTTTCTAATCGGAAATTCCATATTGAGCCCTTGCGTTTTTGCTTTCACAGACAATTTAATTTCAATTCCGCCTGCACTTTGGACTTCTACATTTCCGCCGAATAAATCTACTGCTCCGATTACTGCCCCGTTTTTATCAAAAAAGCAACGCTTTAAATACAATTTCGCCAAATCCAAATCGCCGTCATGCGCCGCTTGCAAAAAAGGTTTTCCGTTTAATAAGTATTTTTTGTCTGCATAAATAACAATTGCAAGATTATCTACAACGACTCTGTCATGTAATTTAGATTGTTCTCTTTTTATAACAACACTATCGTGTTTATATAAATTATCTGAATACAAAACATCTATATCTGAGTCTGCAAAATAATGCTTGGATCCGTCATCAAGCGTTAATTCATATATATCGCAACTAATCATATGCCTTTCATTGTGTAAATGCGTTTGTAATCGTGTTGTTACAGTTTTCATCGTACGCTCACCAACTTTAACATCTTTGACCTATTAAAATTTTTAAAAACAGATGTAATTCCGACTTTGTCATCAGCTAGCATTACTTTCCAATAGTACGTATAGCTTGCTGTGATTTTTGCATCACTGCTCGGCGGTGTGTTAAACCGTATAATACCGTTATCTAAGTTGTACTCGTCTTTTCTTACTAGCACACCGTTTATATAAATTTTTTCATTTTCTATCCACGTTACAGGTTCTACAAATTCTCCAAGTTTGCGTATCGCTTGATATTCTCCGACTTTCGCCAATGGTAATCTTATATCTATCTCCGAATTATCCTCGGGATCTAAAAAAAGAAAAGGCTCGTATGAGCCTTTTATCTTTGCAAAAAATCCAAATAATATTCGGACTTGTTCATTTGTTAATTTATTAAGCTTTGCATTGATTTCCCAAGATGGATATATCTGATTTGTCATTGTCCTAACTTTGTCTGTGCCGCTACGCTTGATTATCGTATGAAAAGTCATAGTCTTTGTTGATTCCCACGCCCACGTGTCTAATTCTTTCGGCATTTTTCGTATCATTCACCACAACTCCGATTCATTGTTAAAATTTCTATTATCTTCAAAAAGTACTTGCTTGACCGCTCTCGCTCCGCCTTCTCGTAAAAATCTCATAAAGTCTTTGCTGTCGACACAACGTACATTAAAACTTACATTGACTTGCTTAGACTCTGCAGATGTTACTTCTGAATTTGTAACATGATTTACATTTACCGCGCCGCCTCTTGCAAATCTCAAGCGTTTTCCACTATTCATGGCGTCTAAAAGAGGTATGCCTATACGTTGTACTGCTGCGGCGTTAAGTACATATTCGCCGTTTGACAGCATCGCCGGTATATCATCTGAGGTTGAATTCCCGATGCCGCACACCGCACCGCCGGTTGAAAATCCCAAAAGTGCTCTCCCGATGCCAAGTACCCCACCGAACAATCCACCGCCGCCGCCACTTGCCCCAGACACGGCAATTGTGCTAAGTGCGTGACTCGCAGCAGTCGCACTTGCCGTCATTGTCGCTAAAGCTCCTGTAGCTCCTGTCGTTGCGCCTATTTCCGCCGGTTTTGTTGCAGTATTAATTGTACTTTGAATTAAATTAAATCCGGTATTAAGCATTGTGCTTTTATCAAGTCCGCCGCCAAAAAGTCCTATTGCCGTTCCTGAAAGCTTAATTTCTTCGTTAAATCTTGACAGAAGATTTGCCGAGTTTTGCATTAAACCGCCTTGTCCGACGCCATTGAGACCGCCAAACATTGATAAACCTAGTCCGCCAAATCCGACATTGTTTCCTTCTCCGTTTTGCCCACCGAGAACGTTTTCAAACGCGCCGCCTAAAAGACGTTGTGTTATTCGGCTTGAAAGGTTTTGTGTAAGTTGCTCAAGCACGCCTTGTCCGATATTAGTTACCATATCCATAAAGGCATCGCCGAAGTCTTTTGTGCCATCTAAAACGCCTGTCAACATATCCTTAAACGCACTTTGCGTTGTCTCAGTAAATTTTACAAGTTCTTCGCCCATGCTTATATGGCTCGAATTCCATAAATCTTTATATTTTTCAAGCGCTTTTGCTCGTCCGTCAAAATCCAGTTGATTTTGTCCGCCCTCATTTAGCGTTTGTTTGAGTTTCATAAAATCTTGATTTTTTATAAAAAACTCAAGTTGTTTTTTATACGATTCACGATAAGCTTCTGTGCGTTTCTCAGCTAATTTCTTTTCTTGCTCTGTATACCATTCGTTAACGGCATTCATTGCTTCTTTATCATTTTTGTTTTTCGCAACCTGTTTAAAACGTTCTTCACGTTCTTTATCAAGTGCTTGTTTTGCCGTTTCATATTCAACATCTGCAAGAGCTTTAAAATCTCCTGACATTTCGGCATTAGCTTTTTTTGTTTCCGCCGTCATTTTTGACATGTTTTCTTGCCAAGCCTTGACAACTTTCGCTTTCATTACATTTTCATATTCTGTAAGCTTGTCTTTCAAAAGTTTAATTGATTCCGTCGGTATGCCCGCATTTTCAAGCTTATTTATTTCGTTCGATTTATTTCGGACGTTTTCGGCAATTTCTGACATACCTTTGGAGTATGCAGTAGTCTGTTCCGACTCGATTTCTTTTGACATCTCCGCAAAAATTCTTATAGCTTGGTCTTTAGCTTCGTTAAGTTTTCGCAGTCTTTCTTGCTCTGCACGTCCTGCATCGTCAGTTGTAAATGTAGCTGTTCTGCCACCTGTATACTCGGATATACTGCCGTATCCTTGAACACGCCCAAACCATTGTTCGCCTTCTTCGAGTGTTCCTGTATGTACGCCACCGCTTGAGTTTCTCGCGCGGTACATCCCGTTGCCGACATAAATTCCTGTGTGTGCGTCCCATTTTATCATGTCGCCTTCTTTAATTTGCGACTTAAGCTCTCCGAGCGAGCCGACTTCGTGATAAGCACTTCCGAATTGGTTTGCCAAGTCGTCTACGTTTGCACTCCACAAGCCTAATATTCCGTTAGCTTTGTACAGTTCAGATACAAAACTTGCGCACTGTACACTTGCGTCGCTCGTGAAAGGACCTATCCACTGTAAGCCGTCAGCAAAGCTGTTTGCATAATCTACAACGTTTTCGCCTATCGGTCTTTCAATCTGATATGTCTGTTTCGGTATTTCAACACTTGCTGCACTTCCGCTTGCAATTCCGCCGCCAACATTACCGAGTTCAGCTGTTGTGTCTTTCAACTGCCTTTTTAATTCCTCAAGTTCTTTTGAGTTTTGTTCGAGTTGTGCGTCAAGGTTTGCTGCGCCACCATTTTTATACTTTTCAAGCGAACCGTGTTCTTTTTCCCACGCTTTTTGTATTTCCGGAATTCGAGAGTCTCCATTCATGACATACTTACGATGACCGTACTCGTCGATATTCATCCACTGATCGTTGCGCTTTGAATAATAATATTTCTGTTTGCCAATCATAACAGACTTAGTGTCTTTTGACATTGATTCTGCTTCGTCAGCTTTAAGATAAGAATACAACTGCCAAGTTGCCGCACCTATGGCAAGTGCTAAACCGATCCAACCGCCCGTCAGACTCAGCACCATGTTTTTCATCAAGCCGAGTCCTGACACGGCGCCTCTTGTCATACTCATAATTTGTATGCCTGTTTCTACAGATTTTGTTCCGAGCCCAATCATTTCTACAGAGCCTTGTTTTACTGTAGTGTTTACTATTCCTTGTGCTTGCATTTCACGACTTGCGTTTGTAATTATTGTTGCCGTTTTTTTACTTGCCGCTTTTTCTGTCACACCAATTGTCCGAACTTCATTCAATTCTGCTTGTGCTTTTTCGAGATTTGCTTTTTGATAGTGCGTACGCATGCGAGCTTCTTCTCTTGCAAGTGTTTCGTCAAGTTTTGCATTTCTTTTTATGCAATACTCTGTAAAGCTTGCGTTTTTGGCATCGTCAGAAAGCTTGGCAGCTTTTAAAGTTTTGAGATATGCTCTTTCTTCAGCAACTGCTTGTCTTTCTATCATTTTTAAACGCCTTGTAATAGAGCGTTCTTGTGATTTCGTCAGTGCTACTTCAGCCGCAACCTCTTTCGTTGGCGTAAAACTTTTCGCCGCCGCAAAAAGTTTTTTTGCTAAGGCTGCAGTTTTAATAGACGCAGTCAATATAGCAATCAGTTTAATAATAGCTGTTAATTCTCTTCGGTTTTTAGCGATGTATCCTGCCGTTGTGCCGAGTCCTTTTAATATTGGAGGTATCAGTTCTTTTGCTATCGGTGCAAGAGCCATTCCGCCTACGTTACCAAGTTGCCCGAATTGCATTTGCACGATTTTAAGTTCGTTGTTTAGTTCGTGCATTTCTTTAGGATTTAATCCTATCCCCTGCACCTTGCTTACATTTTTAACTGCATTATTATAATCAGCAAGCGTTTTTGCCATAGAAAGTCCGCGACTTCCGAGTGTCTGCATTAAAAATTCTTGTCCATAACCCGCTTTTGTCGCTTTTTGATAGCCTTGTGCAAGTTGTTCAAGCTGTTGGTTTAACGGCAAAAGCTTACCGCTTTGGTCGGTAATACTCACACCTACGGCGTTAAGCATTGCCTTTATATTTTTACTTGCTTGCCCACCACTCATCAAAGTTTTATCAAGCCGCATAAAAGCCGTTGACGCAGTGTCGACATCAGTTCCTGTAAATTTAAGGATTTTAGAAAACTTACCTGCCTCAGCCGTTGTCACACCCAAGCGTTGTGAAAGTTGGTAGGTTGCTTCTCCTGCTTTTGCCGCACTTTCAACCAAAGAAAAAAGACCGAAACCGCCGGCTGTCATCGTCACAATTCCGCCAAACTTCGTGATTAGTGTTTCGAGTGTGCCCGCTGTTCCGGTCAGTGCGTTTTGCATTTCTGTAATAGGTTCTGCGCCGAACGCTTTTTTCATTTCGGGTTGTATTTTCCCGAGTTCTTTATGAAGTCCGCCGGCATCCGCACCTATCTTGACTAATAATTCTGATATTTTAGTCATTGTTTACTTCGTCCGCTCCCTTCATTTTAAAAATGCGTTCAATTTCTTTTTTGCCTTCAGCAGAAGGTAAATCTCTATCTTCCGGATGCAATGTATTATAAATATCTTCAGCTTGTATTGGCTTGGTTAATTGCGTGTTTAAAATACAAGCCAAAAAATATGATTGTTTTCTGTCTTTGATTTTTTCTTTTTCTTGCTGTGCTTCTAAATATTTGTAAAATTCAATAGGTTGTAAGTTTTCAAATTCTAAAGGAGTAAGGTCGATGCGGTAAGCAATACACTCCGCCGCATCAACCCAATCTTTAAAAGATGAAATTTTTACTTGCTCTTTGTTTTCTGTGTCGGTTCGGGAGCGCTTGCCACTCCCTTGATAAAAAGCCCCGTATCAAGCAAAGCTTCTACAATATAATTAAATAATTCAATTAGTATTCCGCCGTTTTCACAGTATTTGTCCATAAAATCGTATGCGTCAAAATTATCGGTTTTTCCGACAAGTCCACACTCAAGGCCGCATTTAATAAAATCGACATCGCCGATTTTGTCTTGATAGCTTGTGTCAACTTTGGTTTTTCCGTTTTCGTCTACAACAACAATCGCACCAAATATGCCCTGTAAAAAGCGAGTTATGCTTTGTCCGTACGCCTTTTCCATTTTAGCAATGCTTTTAATCGTAAAAAGCAATTCGTGCTTTTCTTTACCAATTTTAAAAACAACTGTTTTTTTCATCTTTTTTCTCCTTCAGTTTTTTAAACTTCTTTGGGTTGTTCGCCTTTTGCGACAATTTCCGATATCGGACCTTTACCGTTCAAGGTGACTTTCAATGTTGCAACGTTATCGTGTGGAAATTCTCGTGAAAATTCTGTTACACTCGCCCAGCCTACTTGATAAGATTCGTCCGGATATTGTACCTTCACGTGCACCGCCAGAGAGTTTCTAAATGCGTGGTCGAGTATCTGCACAGCTTCGTCACCCATAATGTACAAACCTGTATAATCAATTGTCCATGAGCGTGTACCCGCAACTTTATCATCCCAACCGCCTGATGTTTTGTGTGATGCGTCAATTTCGTTTGCTTTATACTGTACAGGTGAATTACGCTGTCCACCCGCTACTACCCAGTTCGGAGTTCCCGTGTCACCGCCTTTGTCAATATATAACAATGTGTCTTTGCCCGCTTCCGCAACGACAGAGCTTTTGTATTTAGGTAATTTTTTAAGTTCTTCTGCTGATAATTTTGCCATTGTTTATTACTCCTTTTGTTGTAACGTAAAATCAACCGTAACTACCCCGTGATGTCCCGTTGTAAGTTCCGGAAAATCTTCTACTAAATTAATATTGCAATCAATAATTGTATATTCCTCAAGCTCGAGTTCTTTTCCATACACACTAAGCAGGATACATATATCGTTTAGTGTTTCATTGACTTGTAATTTCCCGTTTTTATCCGCCCAAACATCAATTTGTAAAGAGTTTTGCCATATAGTTAAATCTTTTGTTTGCAAAGGCTTGAATGTCAAAGCGCCAATTGTAATATACGGTAATTTTGCTTGTACTGACACCGTGCCGTAAATTGAGGTCTTTTGCCCTTCTTTTAAAAGTTTAAAAACAGCCTTTCGCAAGCTTACAATCGGAATTTGTTTTATAATCATTCTTTAAGTTCTACCGCCTTTCTGATTTCTTCAAATATGGCTTCTTTGTTTTTTTCATATGCAGGACGTAAAAACGGTTTTTTCGGCATGCTTCCTGTGCTAACCGTGCCCCGAACGAAGTCATCACCGATTATCCTTGCGTGATTTTTTCTATTCCAAGCAAAACGCTCGTTTGTTCCAAACTCAACAAGCGCGGCGTGCTGCGCTTTTGCCTTTACAACGCCTACATACCCGTTTGCTTCGTAATTTGCCGATATGCTTCGGCGCAACGCACCAGTGCGGTATGGCGAATTGCGAATCGCTTCGTCACGAATTGCAATTGTACCTTTTTGTACTGCTTTTTTTATTGCGTTTTGCGACGATTCTGTGTATCGATTTATATCACTTGCGAGCGTATCTAGCGCCTTTCCCGCTTTGATTTGTATTTGAAAAACTGATTTTTTACTCATGTTAACAACTCTTGAGTGGTAAGAATCATGACATCTGCTTGATTTCTGTCGACCGCTAAAATCTCAAAGGTTCTATTGCCGTGTTTTACGCGCCAACCTTTCTCTATTTCTTTTATCGGACGAATTTTCATCCCTTGCGTTACCATTACCGCGCTTGCGTCACCGTTTGCGTTCATTGGTGTAATTCTTTGTTTCAAAAACTCCGCCCAGGAATAGACAAACGGTTTATAGTTTGTTATCTGTCCGAAACCCGTATCTTCGGTAAGTTCGGGTTTCAGCAGGTCTATTTTTTTATTTAATTTACCGATTTTAAGCATTTAATAACTCCATTTCAACTGCTCGATTATCGAACGAATTGTAAAACTGTAGTCTTGCTGTTTTGTATCATTGCGGTTCTCATAAAGCTCGGCAACAATAGCAAGTTTTGCCATGTCACTGAGCTTCACAAAATCAGAGTTTTTCATTTTTTCGTCATAGTTGCTAACAGAGTTTCTTATGTAACTGTCTGCGATTTCTGCCAATCGTTCAATCAGAGGATCGTCTTCGTTGCTATCCGTGCGCAAATAGTTTTTTAATTCTTCGAGTATCATTTTCTAACTCCAATCTCGGCATTTTATTCTGACGCCTTTTTGCCTGAGCTACTTTCTTCTTCGCGCACGGTCGTTAAAAAGGGAGTTCAACACCTTTTATTGCGTTTTCATCTACTTTCTTGACGTCATAACGCTGTACCGCACGAATGTATGTTGCGTATCTTGTAAAACCGGCTACGTCAGATACGGCAACTTCAATCTGTTGACGGTCAAAGAAGTAAATGAAATCTGCAAGACTACCTACATAGAATGGTGCTTTGTTTCCTTCAGACGCCAATAAAGAATTCGGTACAACAACAACTTCGTGTCCTCTGAAAAGTTGTTTTGACGGCTCTGCAATGTCCGGTGTCATGAGCGGTCTGTTATCACTATCTGTTGCAGTATCTAAAAGATTGAAACCGTCTTGATTTGTAAAAATCTTTGCGTCTGCAATATATGCCGGACTGAGCGTTACATTCAAACACTTAATTAAATCTTTGTAATCTTTACCGTCCGTTTTTGACGCTGTTTTCAAAATATTAATAATATCCTTATTTTCTGTATTTACTGATTTGCGTGCAAAACGTTTGCCAATAATATCTAAAAGATTTACATCGTTGTCTTTCAAAAGCTGATTCGATACCGGAATTATATCTCCGACAGATTTAACTTTATAAGCAATCTGCCCAAAATCGAAATCTGACTGCTTAATTTCTCCCATTTCTTCAAAATTTGTCAAGGTTCCGTCTTCAGCTCCGAGTGTCGGACGTTTACCGGATAATGTATTCACAGTTTCGACATTTACATAATTTTTTAATTGCACATAATAATCACGATATTCAAGAATTGTTCGGTTCTGTTCTACCGGAACTGCATACCCACCTTTTGTATCAGTTTCTTCTATAAGTCCCGCATTTACGATTTCTTTTTCTTCTTCCGTTAAATCACGTCCGAAAACGAGCTTATTAAATACTCGATTTTTCAATTTAATTTGGTTGTCTGTACTTGCAATTGTTGCCATGTTTTTAGCTCCTTTTTCTTCTTCCGCTTCGTTTTCTAAGGCGGTTTTATAATCTTTTGATAAAGTAACAAGCTTTTCTGTTTCTTTGAGTGCATCCTCATATTTTTTATCTTTTTTAAGATTTTCAATTTGAGTTTTACACTCATCAATCATTCTTTTAAGTTCTACGCTTTTTCGCATAAGTTCAGCTCCGTTTCTGCAATTTTTAAATTGATTTCTATTTGATTTTCAATATCTTGTGTGTTTTTTTCTCCCTCAATCTTTTCGACTTTTTTCAGCTCTTTATTTTTGCTTTCAAAACATATATCTTTCGGAATATTAAGCATTTGATTTTTACCGCTGCCGAATTTTGCGACGGCTTTCACCTCATCTAAAAGAGTGATGTTAAAAATTTCAGACGCTTCTTCGCCCGTGAACCAGCTCTCTTGATTTACATACTTGGTAATATCTTCATCTGTTATATGCTCTTTGGCAGCAGCTCTATAAACTTCTTCCAAACCTTTTTGGATAGTGTCTAATGCTTCTGCTGTTTTTCGCAATTCGTTTGCGTCACCTACCGTTGTACAGCTCGGTTTATGTATCATCAAGTACGCATTTTTCGGTATTTGCCTTTCTTGGCAAGAAAAGAATATTTGCGTTGCGATTGAGCAACACCATCCGTCAATTACTGCAGTCGTCTTTGCCTTATGCCTTTTAAGCATGTTAGCAATTGCTACGCCGGCAGGAACACTTCCGCCGTCTGAGTTTATATATACCGTTATAGGTTTTTCGCCGATGCTATCAAGCTCATCTTTTATAGCTTTAGGAAAAACAAATCCGTCGAGCCCATCTATAAAGTTTGATGCAAAGTCGTCAATTATGTCACCGTGTATGTATATCTCAGCACTGTCTTTCAAGTTATTTACTTTTATCATTCTTTCACCCCCTTTGACTTATACGCTATTCCAATATCTTTAATATCTACCATTGAGCCATTAACAACATGTACATCGCCATTTTCAATGCTTGCAAAATCAAGTAAGTTTCTTGCATCGTTTATGCTATAGACGCCTGTCATAACAAGTTTTTGAATAATTTCTGCTTGTTGACTCGGGTCTCCTCGCAGTATAACCGCAACATTGAATTTATATTTAAGTCCTTTTTGTCTATCTGATTTTGTTAAAAGCTTTCTGTTAAATTCTTGTTCGTATAGAGTTACGTTGTACAAAAGTGTGTCTATGTAAAAACTTAAATTCTGTGACGCACTGTTTGCATAGCTAGATTTTGAGTAGTCGTTTAAATGGTTCGGTTTCAACCCGAAAGCGGATGCAATTTGCAACGAATTGTATTTCTTTAATTCGTAAAATTGGCTATCCGTCAGTTTTAAATCAAGCGTCGATATATCAAAACCGATTGGCAATGTTATTAATCGTCTATCATTGTCCTTCGCTTGTCTTTCTACCGCAGAAAGTAATCGCAGCTGTGCTTCCTCGGACAAATCTCCAACGTATTTAATTACTGCGTTTGCCGTGAGTCCATTTTGATATAACTTATTTAAAAAGTCTTGACTTGCTTTGCTACCTTGCAAGCTGGTTGCGAGGATTTCGCGCACGGAACGACCCACAAGCCCGTCGGGAGTAGTTATCCACGATTTAACGTGTATCATTTCTTCCGGCATGATGTACCAAGCTTTCTGCGTTTTCGGATCCGTGTATTGATAGAAATATTTCTGTTCTGTGAATTTATTGGAATTATTAACTTGTACAGTTACAAATCTCGGATTTAAAGGATACAAACCTTTAAATTTACCGTTTCTATCATTTTCGATATACACATAAGCATTTCCGTAATGGTTACGGCAATATTCGAGATAAGTAAAAAATTGTATAGGCGTATTCACCGAGTTTGGCTGTGTCGTTAAGAGTTCAACCGTATCGTGTGTATAAACACGGTTTTTGTTATCGTCGATTAAATAAATCGGCAGCTTGCCCAACGATTCCGACAATGTCTTTATGCATGTAAAGTACGTGATTTCGCCGATATCGGAAGTTTGATTTATTTTTCCGCCTTGAAAAAAATCTAAAATTATCGGGTTGTCTTCGACTGCTTCGTTTTTTATTCCTAAAAAGTTTCCGATTTTGTCTAAAATTTTCAAATTGTTTTCACCACCTTTCAATTTGTAATCCCAAGCCAAGCATTAAGCGCAGATTCTCCGTTTACTTTCGGCGCTTGATTTTTATAAATTGTATATATTTTCCAAGCGTCTATAATTGCGTCTATCGGGTCGATACGTTCGCTTTGTGTCATTTTATCTATCTTTATTTCGCCAAAGGAGTTCGGTGCAGAAACTATGGCGTTTATCGCACTCCACGTTAATAATTCATTCCGCTTATCGTACTCAATCAGTCCTGCATCTACAGATAACTGAAAATCTTTTACTGCATCATTTAATGATCGCGCCGACTGCTTAACTTCAACTATGTCGCACTCTAAAGTATTTTCTAAATCAGATAGAAAAGCACTCGCATTGTGACTGTCATACCCACAAGCTTTAATATTTATTTCTTTTTCTTCAATAATTTTCGCCAAGTCTGCAATTATCGCTTTATAGTCAGTTTTTATTCCATACATCCCACTTGTTAAAGTAATTAGTTCTTGCTTTGCCCATTCTCCGTATGGCGCTTCATCCGTTTTTTCATGCTCTGCTAAACGCAGTTCCGGCATATAAGATTTTGAGTATATATAAACTTTGTCTTTTTCTTGCGGTATTACCAAAGCTATTGACGTTAAATCGCCACCGCTTGACAAGTCGATGCCCAAATACGCCGTTTTGCCTTTCATGTCGTCAATTGTTTTATTTGTTTCACACAGTTTCCATTTTGCTAAATCGATAAATGCACCGCCCGTGTAAGTTACCCACGTGTTAAGGTGCTTGGTGCGAAAGTCGACCAAGTCTTTTCCGCCTTTTTCTCTAGCGTCTATTGCGGTTTCTGCCATTCTTGCAAGCATTTCCTTATTAAGTGTTATGTCGTCTTTCCAGAGTATTAGTGGATTCGCTTTTGCCCAATTTGCGGGTTTCCATATATCGTCATCTTTGTCCATTTCGGCGATATAAATAAAAAGAGAGTCCTTCTTCAAGACCCCCTCAATTATTTTTTTACAAAACTGATACTGTTGATAACAAGGACTGTTTAAATTAAATCCTGCAGTTGTAATTGCTACTGTTAGTGCATTGTCGACTTTAATCTGTCCTTTACGCATGAGTTGATACATCTGATCTGTATTATGTGCGTGATACTCATCTATAATTGCCAATACCGACCTGAAACCGTCGGCGGAGGTTGTGTCTCTTCCTATTGCTTTTATTACTGTGTTTGTAATTTTACTTAAAATTGTTGAGTTGTATTCTTTAATTTCATAAAGTTCAAACAAATCTTTGTCGGCTCTTATAAATTTTGCAACTTCTTGCCAAACGATTTTTGCTTGCTCCATTTTAGTAGCCGTACAAAATATTCTACCTTCTCGATATCCACTAAATGTCGCAAAGTCATTACACAATTCCGCTGCAAAAAACGATTTTCCATTTTGTCTGCCCATTTGGACGTACGCTTCACGAAAGCGTTTTTCGTTACTTCGTTTTTTTCGCCAACCGAAAATGCTTCCGATAATAAAGTTCTGAAATCCTCTTGTTTCAAGTTGTCTTTTTTCAGTCCCTTCGCCTATCGTCATAGTATTTGCGATGTTTATGTGTCTCTCAGCTTCTTCAACATCAAATATATATTTCAGTTTTTTATTTTTTATATCGTCAACATGTCTTTTACAGCACAGATATTCGCTCCGTCCTGTCAATCGTTTTCCCGAGAGTACCAATTTTGCGTATTCCGTTGTTCTATCCATTTTTCAAAAGCCTTATAAATTTGTTTTCTTCTTTTTCTTGTTTTTTCTCCGGCACTACAAGTTTCAGTCTATCTGTTGTTGCGAGTCCGAGCTTTGCAGAGCATTTTAAAATTTGCGATACATACCTTTCGTTTGTGGTTATGTACGGGTTCATGCGATATCCCTGTGATGTTTCTAAAACGTCACCCATCTCGTTTATTTTTTTTGCACCTTCCACATAATGCACATAGGCGTTCGCATACATTGCCAAAATTCCTAAATCAAGGTTGTCGAGTATTCCCGCTTTTTCTGTTTCGCCCACAATTCTGTTAAATTCTGCTTTTGCTTTGGCGTTTAAAAAGTCGGGAGCGATTAATTCATCTCTTCCGACTTTGAGTTCATTCTCTCTTTTTTCTCTTGCGGCTTTTTCCGCCTTTGTATAATGTTTTGCATGAAATTGTATCGATTTTTTTGGTGTTGGCATTTAGTCACCTACTTTCAAGTTGTTAGATATACTGATTTCATCAGGGATTTTTTGCGTGAATTTAGAGTCCGCGCGGTTATATATTTACGCACCAAAAACTTTTTTAAGCCGCCCCCCTACCACGTATCTACTATCCTTTGTAAAATTTTCTGTAGCTTTTCTTTATCTTCTGTAGATTTATCATATATCGAATGTATTCGATTATGTGTTTCGTTCGATACGTATATCAAATTACCTTCTTTGAGTTTCAAATCCGGTCTTTCTTTTAAAGGATATATATGGTGGACGATGTATCCTTTCTCAAGTTGGTTATTTACTTTCATCTGATACATGTCGAGTCCGTGTGCTTTTATTTTTATTTTCTCTTGCAGCTTTCGCCACGCACTAGATTCATAAAAAGCTTTACTCTTTTTATCCCTTTGATATTTGTCATAATCTTTATGTCTTGTTTCCGGTAGCGGACACTTCTCGTTAACATTATGTAGTTTTCCACATCTTGCGCATATTCTTTTTAACATTAAGATTCACCGCTCAATCCTCTCCAAATAAAAAAGACAGACCGTCATCTGTCTTTTTTACGTGCTCTTACGGAAGGAGGTCTCGTAAAACCGCACACTGTATTAAATAGGTATGAGAATATATTTTCATACTACCATTATACCACAGTCAAATGTGCCTTTTTGTGCCAACTTTATCATAAACGTAAATTGCTCGACGATGCAGTTTTCGAATATAGTTGTAACTAAAATTCATTTTTTTCGATATTTGATTCAGACTTAATCCGCACACATATCTATAATTTAATAATTCTCTATATCGGTCGTCTCGAATAAGTTCCAACGCACTTATTATCTTTTTGCGTTGATCAACATATTCATCTACTAAACTATCTATTTCTTTTTCTAACGCTATAAGCTTATCCAACGCTGCTGAAAAGTCTGTGTCTTTTGTTCCGGATATTCGCTCATGCAATTGTTGTCCTTTAACGGTTTCAAGCATCAATTTAAGTTGACTGCGTTCCATCAAAAGGTTGTTGATTTTATTATTTAAAATCACTAGATTTTTTAAATCATCCATTGCTTATCTCCAACAAATAATTCAAGTACCGTTTTGCCTTATGTCTATACTTCTATTTTCTCAATCTTTTCAACTAAGAACCCACATGTCATGAAATCATGGTTGTCTATCCATTCTCCAACCACTTTATTAACCTCTCGCTCTAATTCTTCTTTATGTTTTTTTGATACATATTCCAGAAAATTGTCTGCCGTGTCTCCGTACATACTTTCGGCACCACTAATTAAATCATCAATGATATTTTCTGCAAATAAACGCGGTTTAGGTCTGCTCACTTTCCCCACATAGAAAATCAACACTCTCGCTTCAGTTCTTTTTCCGAACACCTCTGAATTTATATATTTAGCACTAATTTTTCTAATTTCTTCTTTTCCGGCTGATATAGCCTCTTCTTTTGTGCTATAAACATTCCGATCTGTAGGAATATTGTTTTTATCCAAAAGCACAATCCATTCTTCTTTGTTTTCCATGTCTACTCTCCTTTCAACAATTCATTTAACTCTGCGGACGTTCCAACTTCCACAATGTTATCTTGAAAGTCAATAAATTCTTGAAGTACATTCGGTAATATTTTTTGAACCCTACTTAATATTTCTATTTCAATTTCTACATCGTGGGTAGGTTCAAAATCCTTTATCATTTTTATAAGTTCCAATGCAGACTCAATATGGTTGGTAAATCTTGTAAGTAAATCAATATCCTTTTCTGTCATAATATTAACCTCGCTTTACTCCTAACCATCTCTTTATCTATATTCATTTTCCCATCTCCTTAATTATTTTCATAATGTGTTTGCCTATTTCTTCTACAACATTAACTGTCACGGCGTTTCCGGCTTGTTTATACAGTTGTGTGTTACTGTTTACCTTTGCAGCTTTTTCAAATTGCTCGTCTGTAAATCCTTGTAACCGCCAACACTCTTTAGGTGTCAACTTACGGATCCTTACGGGAGAGGTGTCCATTAATACTCCTGCTGTTCCATGAGTTGTTATTGTGCTACATCTACCCGGCTGCACTCTTGCACGCCTCATGTTGCTTGACGAATAGGCTGTTTCAATTCCGTCTCCGACTCGTGCCGGTAACATTCCTGATTTCGTTGCATTTTTGATTTCTACAACTCCGGTGTTCCTGTCACTTGTATAATCTCCACAGTGCCGCGCCGTAAGCGTTCCGGCAATATTTGTTAATTCTACATATCCTGATGCCGTTCTTTTCCCTACTCCCCGTTCCGGGTAACGGAATTTACAACCTTTCTGAATCATATATAGTCCTGTCTTTGCTCCCATTCCTCCGCCTTGACTGGATAATGTGCAGGATAGATCCGGTTCATAAACTCTGTCGCCCTGCGAGCCGTCTATTACTTTTTTAAGAGCTCGTTCACTTTTTCTTGCGACAGGTAATAATTCTCTGCCACATCTTTCTCCAAGATGTCCGACAATGTACACGCGTTCTCTGTTTTGAGGTACTCCGTAATCTTTTGAGTTGTAAACTCTCCATTGCACACTGTACCCTCTTTTTGCCATTTCAGAGAGAATCGTGAAAAATCCCCATCCATCATCAATAGATAACAAATTTTTAACATTTTCAACGATAAGCCACTCGGGTTTACCTTCTTCTTTTTCATCAAGTAAGCGCATGACTTCAAAAAAGAGCCCGCTTCTTGTTTCTTGCTTAATTCCTTTTTGTTTTCCTGCAATGGAAATATCTTGACAAGGGAATCCGAAGCTCCAAAGAGTGGCATTTGGCATTCCCCACCCTCTGCATTTTCGTATATCATCTGCAAACCACAACCTTTCCGTGTCATACAACGCTCTATATGATTTTTGTGCGAATTTATCCTTTTCACACCAACCGACACATTTCATGCCGACTTTTTCCAATCCTGAATGAAAACCGCCTATACCGGAAAACAAATCTATAAAAACAACTTCGCTATCCATTTTTATTCTCGCTATTCAAAAATTTAATAAAATCCTTACAAATTTGGTTTTCTTCGCAACGTGCATGAATTTGAAAAACATGCACGTTATTTTATTTCTATTTCTATCCTCGGATTAATTTCATCTACAAACACTTCCGGCAGTACGTGAACATATTTCTGTCCGTCACCTTTTATAATTTCAGCTTCCTGCAGTGCGTCTAAAATGAATTTTAATCCACTGATCACATTGTCTTCGTCTCTTCTTCGATTTACTTCGAAAAACTTAGCTTTTATTAGCACTCTGCCTTTAAATCTTTTACCTTTCGCTTGCGCCAGCATAAGCGGTATTAATGCTTTTTGCGTGTCCTTTTTAAGCTTTGCTCCTGCGTATCGATTTCGCCTGTCGGCACTTATTAAATCATTCATACATGGTAATCTTCCGGGAATTATTATTGTCATTTGTTCTCCTTTTGCAAATTGCTTTTTCTTTTTTTGCTGTTAAAAAATTTCCCATATTAAACAGCTTTCATTTAAAACGGTATTTCTTCGTTTGAATGTTGAGCATTGTATTCTTCTTCGCTTACAGATGTGCCGAACTCATTAAACGAAGATTGCCCATTGTTTTGATTATTTTTTTCTGAACTCAATATAGGTTTTGCAACAAAAACTGCGTTTAAACTGTTGAAATATTTTTTCTCGCCGGCGGTAGACATATACGCATTGCTTATGTATTCGCCTATTACAACTACACGATCTCCTTTTTTCAAATTGCAACAGGCTTCTGCAAGGTTTCGCCATGCTTGTACATTTACCCATGTAGTGGATTCTTGTCCGTCTTTACCTTTCTTATTAACAGCTACCGAGAATTTGGCAAGCAAATTGCCGTTTTTGGTATCTTTTACTTCTGCATCTCCACCGAGATTTCCAATAATTATCATTTGATTGATTAAACTCATTTTTTATTCTCCTTTACTATCTTTTTCTGTTTTAGTAAAATTCTGATTTCATTAATTAATTTATTTACAATTTCATCTAACTCTTTACACTCTTTTTCTTTAGCAGTTAACAACTCTTTATATATCTCGGTTTTTATACAGTTACGCCCTAAAAGTTCATCAAGCGAAACGTTTAATAAATCAGCCATTTCTACAAGTACTTCAAACTTGGGCTCTTTACCGTTATTTTCATAATTTAAATAAGTCGGATATTTAAGATTTAACATTTGAGCAAATTCAATAGCTTTTAACCCTTTTTGTTTTCTGTATTTACGTAAATTTTTAGCAAAGTTCATATTATTAACCTCAACTTTTTAAAATATCCGTTACATCTATACTTTTTAATCCATTAGCTGCAACGTAATTATCAAGTTGTCTTATCTTTTCGTCGAACACTTTTTTTTGGTTTTCAAAAAATTTCAAATTAGAAACGGTTGTGGCTTCCGAGCCGTTTTTTATTCTCTCTTTTCTTTTTATTTTATTTTCTTTATAGTAGGAGTTATTGTATACATTAACTGAGTTATTGCAGTCATTAACCGAGTTATTGCAGTCATTAATGTTTATGAGCATAATATCCCTACGGCAAAATCTCTCTTTTCTCCGGGAACTTACCATAAAATATCTATTTTGTATTCCTTTAGATGTCAAGATCTTGTGTTCGGTATATATATGTTCATCAAAAAATCCAACCTGCACGGCCTTAGCAACTATATCATTCACAGCACGACACTTCACACCGCATTCAGCAGCAATAAAGTCCGCAGTTTCGTCCGTAAACAACATGTAATACCCTTTGTCTTTATATATATTACATAGCAAACAGACTAGTACAGCTATAGATACACAGCCATAGGAATTCATGATTCTTTTTATCTTAAAGTCCTGCAAAAACCCGACATCGAGGGGGAAATAATCAACCCCCTGCTTAGTCGGTCTTGCCATTTACTTCACCTCTTTATTTATAATTTATCGCCCTTTTAAAAGGCTCTAATGCTAATAAGATTGAACTCGCGCGAGCATGTTGCTCGTTTATATATCTTCTTATTTCGAGTTCGTCGGTCGCCATAAAATATCCGCCACCGTCTTTCATTTGAGAGCAGATCAGGTGACCTGCTCTCCTTTCATTTTCTATGAGTTCTCTTACCTTACGGTTGCTTAAGCATGTTACTTTTTCTAGATATTCTTTGCTTATTGCATTATCTGATCCATACGCGTTCATGCTTTCAAGGAGTTCGTGTATCATTCTTTTACCTCTCCTGTTTCTTTATCCACGTTAGCCGGAATGTCGTCATCCACTATTTCTTTTGCTTCTACGTCGATTATCGTTTCGTCCGGCATGTCTTCCATATGCTCGGTGATATTTGTTTTAATAGTTTCATCAGTCGATAATGCCTTGAAAAATTCCGTTTTTATCGGTGCAAATTTGAGTACTTTTTTTACAACTGTTTTCTTTGCCATTTCATCAAAATACTTTGTCCAGGGCGAGAACCCGGATCCGTATGATTGACTTGTTTTCTGTGCGTGATTTATTACATCGTCCCTACCCATTACTTCAAACCCATATCCGCCGTTTACCGTGTGAAATACTGCATAGTATGCTATTACTTCTCCACGGTCTTTCATTGCCGGAACATGCTTTAATTTCGGTTCAAGTCCGTACTCGTATTCAAATAAATCATTTTCATAGACTTCGTGAGCCTGTATATCTTTTATGTCACCGCTACGATTACAAAGGTCGATTAACCCCTTGTATCCGAGTTGGAATTGGCATTCAAGCGTTCCTTTGTTTTTATACGGTATCAAGTACGCTTGTCCTATAGGTGTATTCGGTTCAACACCCAGCTGTGCCGCCTGCATCATCGCACCCAAAAATGAATTAGGTGTGCATTGCTGAAGTTTCGGATTTGTAGATAGTGCCGTAAATACCATTCTTGTAAATCTTTCGGGTGTTAAAACGCTCGGCAATGCTTTCGCTATTTCTTTGCCCATTGCTTTTACATAACCTTGCATTGTTGCTTGTTTTGCTTGTGCAATTTCCGTATTTTTCTTTGTGAGTCCGCCTGTAGTTCTCATATTTTTCTCCTTTATTAATAAATACGAAGTCTTCTTGTAGGTTCGCTTACTGTAATCAGATCTATTGCTTTTAATGCCTCGTAGCTGGCTTTATCTACCTTTTTAAGTCTTGAAACGCTTATACTTTCACGTCCTTTGGTCATCTTCCATGTAACTTTGCGATTTCCTACATGTCCGATTTCAAAATCTCCCATAAGTGCCATTAATTTGTTTTTATTAAGCTGCATGTCTTCTTTCAGCTTGTCTATTATTTCCGTGCTCTCATCAATATTTTTTATAAGCTCCAATGCTTTGTCCGGAAGTATCGTTTCACTGTCTTTATTACCTTTGAACATTACATTCAGCGCATTTGCACAAGCTTTGCTTGCGTCAACCGGAGGAGCTTTTTTTGTTTTAACCAAATCCCAAAACTTATTTTCTTCTTTAATGAGTGTTTTTATATCATCTTCATTTCGGTCTATTTTTTTATATATAAACTTGTTCCCTCCGAGTAATACTGCAATATACCAACATGGTGCTCCGGTAACCGCCATATAGTGCAGGCATTGACAGTAATAACTGTCGGGAAGTTCGTCGTCTTCCCAATTTTTACCGGCAAACGCATTTGCCGTTTTGCATTCAAGTCCGAAGTTTTCCCCGACAATCCAACGGTCTATATTTGCTATCATAAAAGGATATTCGTTGCTCTGAACTGTGCCCATTCTCCGTACTTTGTAATTACTTCGCTTTGCAAATTCTTTTGCTACCATGTCCTCAAGCTGATTACCCCAATATACATATTCATTGTCCGTTAAATCTTCCTGCTCGACTTGATTAGTTTTCTCAAGCCATAAATCATTTATAGATTTATACGGGTTTAATCCCATAATTACACCGGCATCACTTCCGCCGATTCCTTTATTTCTTATACCAAGCCACTTAGAGTGGTCTTCACTGTCTTTTACTGTTAAAATTTGTTTATACAATTGTCATTCTCCTCTTTTTTTGTTATCATAGAGGTAACGGCGGAGTCAGAAACCGTTTTGCTATCAGATACTGCGAATATCTGATAGCTTTTTTATTTCCAAAGTTCGTCCCTTACCTTATTTAAAAGTCCACTGATCAAATTGATTTCACTTACTATCTCGCGTCTTCTCGTTTCACAACCTTTCTCCGGCAACTGATCCAGCACCCTGTTCCCCGCGTCAATCTCATTTTTGAAAACTGAATAAATTCTGCGTGTCAATGCTTGAGATATTTCAGCTCTCAAGTGTTTTTCTTTATCCGTCATATATTCCCCTTTTAATAAACATCAACCTTGTAACTCTCTCTGAACATCTCTTCGAGTTTCCACTTTAAATAATTCATTGCCTCGGCTTCTTCTACATAAAACGTCCGATAACGATCGTTGTATCTGTGATAAATTTCTACCTGCACAAGATTTAAAACGTCTTTAGCTACCCTGTGAATAACCTCTGAATATTCACTTAACATTTTCCGTTTTTCCATTTACTTTACCTTCTAACAACTTTCTTAAACGTTCACTTGCATATCTCAATACACGTCTATCTTTACGAACTACCGCCGAGATAAATTCTGTATCATCTCTCAGGCGCTCACTTGCAAGTGCCAACAATTCACCGTCTTTTTTTACTGCTTCTAAAACTATGTCTTTATCATCTCTTGCACAGTCTCTTGCAAGTTCTAATGCACGTTCATGCTTTCTTACTGCTGTCAAGACAACTTCTTTATCCCTCCTCAGGCGTTCACTCGCATGTTTTAAAGCAACTCCGTTTATTCTTACCGCTTCTAAAACAGTATCTTTATCATCTCTCAGGCGTTCGCTGGCAAGTGCCAACAATTCACCGTCTTTTTTTACTACTTCCAAAATTACATCTTTATCGTCTCTCAGACGCATACTTGCAAAGTCTAATACAAATCCGTTGCTTTTTACCGCTTCTAAAACGACGTCCTTATCGTCTCTTAGAAATTTGCTTGCATATTCAAATGAAAGGCATCTGCATTTTACCGCTTCCAAAACGACTTCTTTATTATTTCTTAAGCGTTCACTTGCAAATCTCAATGCCATCCCGTTACTTTTTATTGCTTCCAAGACAACCTCTTTATCATTTTTCAGTCGGTCGCTTGCGTATATTAAAGCATGTCCGCTGCTTTTTACCTCTTTTAAAACTTCTTCCTTGTTATTCCAATTCATTTTTCACCTCTCGCTTTCTCTACATTCACAACTAAAAGCATTCCCGGTTGTACATCATTCGGATCCTTAATGCGGTTATCTTTCATCGTCTGCCAAACAAGACGATTTAAATCTTCCTTGTCAGTGGCGATTTCACTGCAAATATCCCACACAGTTTCGCCCTGCTGAACCTCTTTACGGTACTGAACCATGTATGTATGTTTCCCCGGGCGAAAGTACGCACACGCTCCGGCACTTAAAATTGCTGCTACTGCAAGCACCGATACAATCCGCTTAATTCTTAATCTCATAATTATACTTTTATGCTCCATTTTTCCACGCTTTCATGTACTTGACTCTGTCTGCTCTGTAGGCATCGCACAAATCACGTAACTTGTTGTTGCTTATACCTGTGTACTCGCAAAATTGCTTAGGTATAATTTTGTACGTCCAACCCTTGTCGCACTGAACCGCAAATCCGATAGGTACTCTCTCAAGCTTTAGCGCATTACGAAGCACCTCAGCACTCATGCAAAGTAGCTTTGCTGCTACTTCTACCGGAACAACATAGCTGTCAAATCCCATGATTCCTCCTTTCTTTTTTATTATTCTCTTGATCAAAAAGTTAAACTCATTGAACTTTTAAGGCAAAAAAATATTCGCCTATTTCGTTTTTAGAAATATCTAACAACGCAAGAGAATTATCAATTTCTTTTTGATCAAAAGGCAGCTTACCTGTCAGCTTTAAAGACATGCTACGCTCGGAAAGACCGAGAGCTTCCGCAAACTTTGCTTGCGTCCCATAGCGCTCTTTAATCTTACCTTTTAATTTTGAGTAATCTATAGGCATATCATCATCTCCCTTCATAAAATTCAAACCCTTGAACTGATTCAAGTATAGCATAAAGAAGTTCAATGTCAAGTTGTTTTTGAACATTTATTCAACACCTTTGAAAAATTAATCAAAAATGTTGAACTTAAATTCAAAATGATATATAATGTATAAAAGGTGGTGTTTAACTTGAAAAAAAGAAGTACGAAAGAAAGACTGAAAGAACTTATGACAGCTAGACGCTATAGACAAGTGGATATAATAGAACTTTGTAAACCGTACGCAAAAAAATACGGCGTTAAAATTAATAAAAGTGACATTAGTCAGTATGTATCCGGCAAGGTATCGCCGGGGCAAGATAAATTGTTTGTTTTAGGTTCTGCTTTAAACGTTGACGAAGCATGGCTTATGGGGTACGACGTCCCAATGGAAAGAAAAACAAGAACTACAGAACCGCTGCAAGCAAAAAACATCATACCAATACAAAAAAAGAAAATCCCACTACTCGGCACAATAGCTGCCGGACAACCGATCTATGCTGAAGAACATATTGAAGAATATTTACCGATAGATGATGATTTACATGCTGACTTTGCCTTGAAAGTCAGCGGTGACAGCATGATAAATGCTGACATCAATGACGGTGACATCGTATTTATCAAAAAACAAGAAATTGTAGAAAACGGACAAATCGCAGCAGTATTGATAGATGACTCTGCAACCTTGAAAAGGTTTTATAAAATCGGATCCATAGTGCAGCTGCAAGCTGAGAATCCGAAATACTCACCGATAATATGCGATGAAAGCAATTGCGACAACTGTCGTATCATAGGCTTGGCAGTCGCTGTGCTGCATAGATTATAGGCATCAAAATTTGTACATTTTGTGCGAATATTTAATACATAATTCATAATTCATAATTCATAATTCATAAGGAGGTTATTATGAAAAAGTTATTTGCTTTATTTATTATTTTATTCTGTTGGTGTGTTATGGCACCTACCGCACACGCAGAGGATTTTGGTAGACCTAGAATAGGTTATGTATTTATAAGTACTAGCGGTGCCATAGACCGCTCTGAAAAAACAACACAAGAGCGCGATCAGTTTTTAAAAGATGTTGTTTTTAAAAACAAAGGCGTTGAAATTATACCGTCTGCCGAAGCTAGACTTGCCGCAATAAATTACTTCGAAGACAAAGGAATTACACTAAACTCAAACATAACTCGCCGTGATTGGACTGAAGTTGCCAAAAAACTAAATGCTGATTATTTTATGGTTGTACATGCAGAAAAAACAAACCGTGATATAGAAGGCGGATTTATAAACGTATCTATAAAACTCACTGTAGAAGCAAACATATCCATAATTAATGCTCACACAGGTGAATATGTATTAAACGATGCAGATACCTCAAAAGGAAGCAGCTCAGCAGTTTTAGGATATGGATTACCATCAGACGAACACGCAGCAAACAAAGCTGTAATGAGTATTTTAAAGGACCTTGCAACTAAAGTACAAAGATTGGAATTTACAAAACCGATACCGCAGGCAAAGAAATATTAATCAGCCTAAAACAATAAAAAAACGTCCTTACCGTGCATCACCACGATAAGGACGCAGAGCCGTGCTATACACAGCCTCAACATATAAATTATAACATGGCTCTTTTATAAATGGAAAGGAGCTTTTTACATTGGTATACAAAAGAGATAACGGAACTGGCAGCGTTTATAAAAAAACAGACAAACCTCGCCGCCGTCCGTGGGTAGCATATATGACCTGCGGATTTAATCATGATAATTTAAGACGTAAAAGAAAGCTTGTAGGGTCTTTTGTCACGCGAAAAGAAGCATTAAACGCTTTAGATACATATAGATTGACACACACGCCCAGTGAGATATCCGACATAACTTGGAATCACGCATTTGACTTAGTAAATAATCAAGAAGAATTTACAAAAGTTGTAAAAAGCGCATGGGAAAATCACGCAAAAGCTCTTTACAATATGCAAGTTGCAAAAACAAAAGCCGCACACTTGCAAAGCATACTCAACGAAGCAAAAACGTATGGTATACAAAGTAATTTAATAACGGTGTTTCGACGCATTTATAAATTTTGCATATCCAACGACGTGGTTAGTCGAGATTACTCATTATATCTAAAAAAAGTATCCTTTAAAAAATCTGATATACATCAAGCATTTAGCACGCAAGAGTTGCGTAGCCTATGGGTGCACACGGACGATGACACGGTAAAAGTTTTACTTATAATGATTTATACAGGGACGCGATCCGTGGAAATATCAAATCTTAAAATAGAAAATATAGATTTTAAAAAGCAAATTGCTATCGGCGGTGCTAAAACACAAGCTGGAAAAAACCGAATAATTCCTATCGCGGATTGCATACTACCCTTTGTAAAATACTTTTACGCAATAAGTAAATTAAAAAGATATCCGTATCTGATTTTCCCGGATATAAATCGTCAACTTTTTAAACACCAAAATAAAATTATCATATCTGTAAGTTTAAAAAAATTGATTGAACGCTATCCCGCAACAGGTAATCACAAACCACATGACACAAGACACACGTTTGCAACTCTCGCCGACAACTATCAGATGAATCCAATAATTAAAAAATTAATATTAGGACATAAGCAAGCAGACTTAACAAGCGAGGTTTATACACATAAAAACACACGTCAACTAGTCGCCGCGGTCAATTCTTTACCGCACGGCAAAGACATGTATGTATCCACAGAAGAAATCGGGGTAGCAACGGGGTAG